GGGAGCTGCGGTTCGAGCCCCTGACCGGCTGGGAGATCCGCAGCGGCACGGCCACCGGCGACCTAGTGATCCTCGACGCCAAGCTCTCCGGCGCAGTCAGCGGCACCAGTGGCGGCGTCACCTGGCGGAGCAGCGGGGAGGCGGTGAGCCGCACCCGGCCACAGTTCACCATCACCACCACCCGACGAGATCCGTCGATCGGGATCCCGCGGCCGGATGACAACAACTACCTCGACGCCTGGGGGAAGCTCGCCGAGGCCTTCGTCTACGAAGAGGCCCAGACCACGGCGGCCAACGGGCCAGAGCATGAGATCGTCTACATCAACGAAATCCGCGAGAACGAGACCGCGCCCCAGTACACCGGCATCAGCCTGCTGGGCGTGAATGCCCGTTCGGCGTTCGAGTGGCGGCAGTTCAGCCAGCTGAGCGGGTACGTCACCGGCGGCACCGAGGTGCGGCGGCTGCTCAACAGCCTCACCACCGGCCCCTCGCACCTGCTGCCAGACCTGGCGCTGGACCGGCTGACCAACGCGAAGTACAAGCCCAGGCCCATCCCAGACGACCTGATCAACCTGGTGAACTTCCAAGCGGCAGCGCAGTGGTGCCGCGATCGGCGGTACTTCTTCGACGGTGGCGTGATCATCGATCAGGAGTCGCCGCGGCAGTGGATCGCCGACACGGCCGGTGCCATGTTGCTCGATTTCCGCGAGGTGGGCGGGCGCTACGACCTGGTGCCGTTCATCACCTTCGGCGCAGTCACCCACAAGGCCCTGTTTACCGCCGGCAACATCGCTGAGGGCAGCTTCCAGTTTGAGTCCATCGCGCCTGATGACCGCCAGCCGGCGCGGATCAGCGTGAAGTGGCGCCAGGAGCGCAGCTCCACCAACCCAACCAACCCCGGCCTGTTCCCCGAGGAACGCGAGGTGCTGGTACGCGAGGCGGCGCCCCACGGCAGCGACACCCTGCCGATGGAGTCGATCAACCTGTCGGACTTCTGCACCAACCGCAGCCACGCCATCGACGTGGCGAAGTTTGCCCTGAGGATGCGGAGGTTCAGGGACCACACGATCAGATTCACAACCACCTACGACGGAATGGAGGGCATCACCACCGGCGTGGGCCCTGGCGATCTGATCCGGGTGGCGATGGATGCGACGGTCTACGACCAGTTCAACAACGGCATCGTGCTGGGGAATGGCACGGTGGTGAGCACCCAGCCCCTGGCCAACGGGACCTACGACGTGGTGAGCTGGGGCGGCGGCGGGGCGGTGAATGACGCCGGCACCCTGACGGTCACCAACGGGCAGGGATCGCCAGCCGGGATCATGTTCACCGTGAAGCAGACCAGCACGCAGGTGCGCACCTATCAGATCAGCCGGATCACCCCGACCGAGGATGGCGTCTATGAGATCGAAGCGGTGCACATGCCGATCAACAATGCGGGCGTCCTGTTGGTGGCGGCAGACTGGGATACAGCAGGCGCGTGGGTGATCCAATGACGGTTCAATTCCCCGAGATCCAACCCACCGGCCACGAGTTTGGCGAGCCGGACTTCCCCGTGACCGAGATGCGCTCACAGTCCGGCGTGCGGTCGGTGCGTCAGTGGGGCGACCGCGCCAGCGATGCGCCGATGACCCTGGAGTTCGCCAACATCACCCAGGCGGCCTATGCGCTGATCAAAGCGGCGCACACGGCAGCACGGGGCAAGGTGTTCGACGTGACGTTCCCTGCGATCGTTGGCAAGAATCTCACCGACGTGGACCTGTTCAACCCCGGCCCTGGCCTGAAGTGGTATTGGGCCAGCCCACCTGAGGGCAGCCGTATGCAGGGCGGCCGGCGGATCACCTGCCGGTGCACATTCAGAGCGGAACTTAGACTGTAGGCAAAGGTCGAGGCCTCCCAATGACTGTCGCCAACGCAACGCACGGTGAGGTGCGATTCCAGGGCCAGAAGGTGGCCAAGATTCGCAGCATCAGCATGGAAACCCAGCGGCAGACGTTGGAGACGACCGGCGTCGGCGAGCTGGACGATACCTTCAGCTACGGCAAACGCACCACCAGCGGATCGGCCACGCTGCTCTACAAATCCGACGATCAGGCCACGGTGAACCTGATGAATCGGATCTTCGATGATGGTGAGACGCCTGATGATCTGGTAATGACGATCTACAAGGGCGGCAGCAAGTCCATCTCTGGCCCGGCGCTGATCAATTCGCAAGGCATCGCCACCAGCGTGGGCGACAACACCCAGGTGAGCATCTCGTTCGTGATCAGCGGCAAGCCCAGCAAGGCGTTCTGATGGCTGTCGAAGGCCGCAAGGGGATAGTTGAACTGAGCCGGGAATGGCCGGCGCCCACAGTGCTGGCGGATCAGCGGCTGCAGCGCGGCACATCACCATCGCTGGACCTGACCGATCTGGCGTTCCAGTCGGGCGATGAGGTGCTGCTGGTGAGCCTGCGCGGCGTGCCGCTCGGGATCGGCATCAACGGCGCGGCGCCCTGCCCCGATGGCCATGCGTTCTGGACTGGTGGCGAGACTGCCGTAGGGCCCGCCCTGGCAGCACGGACGGCGGGTGGCGGGTTCTGGAGTGCCAACCCATCGGCGCGGTTCTGGGAGTCGGCGCAGACGGTCGGGTTTCAGCAGGCCGCGACGGCCTACATCCACCGCGATGAGATGGACGATGTGCGGTTCTACTCCACCGAGCTCGACGCGATCAATGGCGGCAGCCAGGGCCTAATCCCGCTGCGCAATGTCTCACCCGGCCCAATGCTGATCCTGCCGGCCTCCAGCCGCTCCGGATACGAGGCCGCAGCGCTGGCCCTGCTGCAGGCGATCGGCGACGCGGAGATCACCGATGGTGAGCAGCCGGCCCAGAACCTGGCACCGGTGCCGCAGGTGCTGGCCGACACGGCAGCGGATGCAGAGGCTCGCGGCTGGCTGATGCAGTGCGATCTGACCGGGTGGGTGTTCGAGATGGACGCGGCCCAGTTGGACCAGGAAGCGATCGGCCAGGCGTTCGGTGAGTACGCCAAGGGTGCCTTGCGCGGCGCTGGATCGTTCAACGGGGAGATGGATCACAGCCGCGTAGTAGGGGAGCAGAGCGGCCTAGGAATGCTCCGGCTAATGATGCTCACCAGCCAGGGCAGCAAGGCCCGCGCTCGGTTCCAGCTGGTGGATCAGCGGACTAGCAACGTGGCCACCCACGTGCGAGAGCGGATCTTCTACGAAACCGACATCCTGCTGGGCAAGACGGCAGTGAACACCAGCGCCACCGACGTGATCCTGATCTCAGCGCAGTTCGTGGCGACCGGCCAGATCAGGCTGGCAAAGGAGGCTCCATAGCCTGAGGGCAGGAATCGAGCCGCCGTAACCAGATGAGCCAGCTGCAGCGGGCAGGGCAAAGCGGCGCCCTTGACGTGGCTGCCAGCCAGGCGGAGGCAAAGGGGCAGATCGCCGTCCTGATCGACATGCTCCGCCAGCTGGGCGGCAATGCTCGGGTGGTGGCGGGTGCGCTTGCGGTTGCTGACCCCCTGAATGCACCATTCACCCTCTACGTTGATCCGTACATAGGCTCAGACCGATTCGTTGGCGGCGCCTACAACAGCCACGAAGCCGGCGCAACCGATGCGGAGATCATCCAGCAGAAGCTGAAGCGGATTGAGCTGCAGCGCCTGGAGTGTGGATACACCTCAGCGCGGCCCTTCCGCACCATCAACCGCGCCGCGATCGAGGCGGCGATCATCACCAGCAAAAGCTGGTACACCTACAGCGATCCACGGGCGCACGTGGACTGCGTGACGATCGTGCTCAGCGGTGGTGTCCACATCGCCCTGAACGATCCCGGCAGCGGGTCTACCAGCCTGGCGAGCTGGGGCACGGCGAAGGATCCGACCCCGGCCGAGCTGATCGCATTCAACCCCTCGACTGGCGGCGTGCTGCTGCCGCGTGGGTGTTCGATGCGCGGGCTGGACTTGCGCAAGACCACCATCCGCCCGAATTGGGTGCCGGCGGTGGCGGATGAGGGCGCGGACTACAGCAACCGCCGCAGCATCCTGAAGGTCTCGGGCACGGGATTCTTCTTCGACTACACCGCAATGGACAAGATCGGGCATACCGAATCTGTCCACCTGCTGGACGTGTTCCACCCCGCCAGTAAGACCGAGCTTGATACGTTCTACGCCAAGATCCAATCCACCGTTGGCACTGGCGCCAACTTGGGCAGCGCCTTGTTGGCAGCCCGCGCCAGTGAGTATGAGATCGTCGGCCCGATCGATCAGAGCCAGGCGCCCAACTCGCAGTGGGACACCACCAGGGGCGCCAGCCCGTACATCTTCAACGTGTCGGTCCGCTCCGACTACGGCATGTGCGGGGCGTTCTGGGATGGCAACAAGCTGAGTGGTCTGCGCAGCATGGTGTGCGCCAACTTCACCGGCACCAACCAGCAGGCCGACATGCGCTGCTGGCAGGTCTACGAAGGCGGCAACTGGGTAAGCCTGACCAACACCCCGCAGGATTACCAGAAGTACATCAACGCAGCGCCCGACAATGTGCGGCGCAATCCTGCACGCCAAACCCGGCACATCTCGGCAATCAGCAACGCCTACATCCAGAAGGTTTCAATCTTCGGAATTGGCCAGTCTGAAGTCACGATGGTGGACTCCGGCGGGGAGATCACCGACAACGGCGGCAACTCAACGTTCGGCGGCTGCTCTGCCCTGGCGAAGGGCTACAAAGGCTTCGCTTTCAACAAGGACAAAAACTGGGCGGTCGGCCGGGTGCGGGTGCCGCTGAATCTCAGCGAGAAAAGATCCAACATTCGCCGCATTGAACTGGGCGTGGTGGCCGCTGTGAGCGGCTCAGCCATCACGCTCACCAACGGCTTGGCGATCGACCCGAGCAGCGCCACCAATCCTGCAGTGCTGCAGTCCCTGGGCTATTCGTTCGCCAGCGGCACCCGGATCTGGATCGACAACCCTGCTGGCGCTGACTGGCGAGCCACGCTGAGCAGCAGCGCCTGGAGCAGCTCTGCGCCGGCCTCGATCGGCATCACAGCCGCCCCGCTGCAGTCGGGCACCAATGAGGCCGCAGGCAATGCCGTGGTGGGCAGGCGCGTGTATCTCCGCCGCGTGGTGGACACCAGGACCGTTGCTGAGCGGCGCTGCAGCCTGATCCTGAACAACACCGCCAGCGCCAGGCTGCCGCAGCGTGACGCCGTGTTGCAGACCGACCCGAACCGCAGTAACGGCGCGATCGGCCGGGTGTTGGCCACAGGCGGGGAGGAGGTGCTGATGGTAACCGCCGCCGGCACGGGCCCCCTGCCTGGCTCTGGAGTCACCCGCACCAGCGAGGTGACCATCCGCCGCGGCGCCCCCTCGAAGACCTATTCCACCGCGACGTTCTACCGCCAAGGAACGGTGGTGAAACACGCCGGCAAGCACTGGCAGTCCAAGGGGACGTTCGTCAGCTCTGGTGCGTCGCCAGACCCGGCGCTGTGGGGCGAGTGCTTCGTTCACATGCCCTCGGACTTCAACCCTGAGGATTCGATCAGCCAGGAGGCGCCCATCCTGGTGCTCGACACCGACACCAGCGACGCGGACGATTCCACCACGCTGGGGATCAACTGGACGACGATCTGGACCGGCGCTGGCCCCGTGCGCGATCAGTACCGCACCGCCACGGACTACCTGGGCGCCTATGCCCTGCTGCGGGCGCTGGGATTCACTGATGCCGCCGCCCATACCGCTCTGGTGCCGCGGGCTGCCGGCAGCCGCGACCGCAACCCGAGCAGCGCAACGGACTTCCCCACGGCGCCATCAGGCGGTGCTGCCACCGGACTGGGGAACTGGGCGGTGGAGTTCCGCAGGCCCAGCACGATCCGGCTCTACAACCACCAGTGGGAATGGGCCGGCTTCGGGAACTACTCGAAGGCCATGCCTGCGGTGCAGGGCGATCTCTCGGAGTTCAATAAGTTCACCTACTACTTCACCTCCGCAGCTGGCGGCCGGGTGGTGCCCAAGGGCAGCAATGAGGACGGCTTCGAGGTGACACCCAAGGGCCTCGAAGACATCGCCACGGGCGCCACGATCAGCCCTGAATCACTCGGCGGCCAGACGCTGGATGAGGCGCAAAGGACGGACTTCCCGAACGGTATCCAGGTGGGCAGCACGGCCCAGCTGCAGGACGTGGTGATCACCGGCACCGCCGAGTTCGGCAGCCAAGCGCAGGCCAAAATCAACCGCGCTGGCGCTGGCAGGGTGGCCAGCATCGCCCAGCTGACCGAGCTGCCCGGCGCCGTCGCCAGCACCGACTCGGCGATGGAGTCTGATCCAGCGTTTGTGGAGTATCGCGGCCTGAACCGCTGGCGGCAAGCGCAACGGCTGATCAGTGCCGCCACCGGCACGGTCACGATCTACGTGCAGTCCACGGCGGCAGACCGGACGCTTGATCAGATGTTCGACACCCCGCCGACCGCGCCGGCCGATTCGATTCCCACCCTGGCGCGGGCAGCAGAGTACGCCAACGCCGTGATCGGCAGCGGCAACCAGACCGCAGAAATCAGGATCGCACCGGGGCTCTACGACCCGGCGTCGGTGTGGCAGTGCAATGTGGTGTTTCGCGCCTCTGACCCGACTCAAGCCGGCTGGCCGCTGATCTTCCCCGAAACCGGCGACCCTGCCACTGCTGAATCCTGGTTTGATGGATCGGGCTACGGCAACCTGACCACGCGGGTGAACTTCCGTTCGTTCGTGCTGCAGTTGCGCGACAACGCAAGCGCTAGCAATCAACTGCACGTAAACACTATCGGCCGGCAGATGCGCTGCCTGCGTGGCGTGGATTTTCGTGGCGGGTTCCACTTCCTAGGGGTGCCCGACCTGATCAAGCTGGTGGCGGATGGGGCGATCACTCAGGGGCAACTCATCTCCGGCAGCGTCGCGCTTCCCAGTGGTGCATTCACCACGAACACCACTACGAACGTTGACACGTTCCTGAACCAGCTCAGGATCAGCAATGGCCGCAGCCCGGCCTATGACAGCTGGACCACCACCCCGGTGCTGCAGCTGGAGGGCAACAGCACGGACGTGGCGGACCTGCGCGGGATCATGTTCGGCCCGGCGCTGCCATCGCGCAAAGAATCACTGGGCGCCACCCGTGCCCCGTACATCGCCACCAACGGCCTTGTGCAGCTGCGGTGGAGCAACATCTACCTGCGCGGGAATGCGGCCATCACCAGCGCCGGCATGGGGGTAACAAATGCCGTGCCCGATTCGGGCAGTGCGCACTACGGATCAGCGTCAGTGGCCACCCCTTGGACCTGGCGGCAGTTTCACCACACGTTCCTTTCATCGATCACCAACGAGCCCGTAGTGATTGATCAGATGGGCGGCAGGATCAGCTACAACCAAGGTTCAGCCGCTGGTGATCGCAGCTGGTATCGGAACTCAACTGATACCCGCTACCTGGCAAACCACATTCACCTGCTCACCAGTGCAGGCGCCGAGCCTGCCGACAATGACAGCGGCCCCTTCCTGGATCAGTTCATCCATGCAAAGCGGAGCCTGACCGTTCGCGAGTCGTTCCTTACAGGCCAGGCTGGATCGTCCGCCGGCGCTGTCTCGCAGGGCTTTGTCGGTCGGTTCGGCTCCAACGGCTACAACACCGTCAAGACCCGTGGTGTGCTGCTAGGCAATGAGGGCCTGATAGATCAGGAGCGCGGCGCAACAGTGTTTCTCGCCGCTGATTCCAGGTTGGGCAGCGGAACTCCTGACAACACCGCATTGAGTATCTTCAAGGTGGCAGGACTGGCAATCAATCAGATCACGCAGATCCTGCCTAAGTACGTTCCTGGCTCTGCCACCTTCGGCGCACCAAACCCGGTCGGCGGCACCGGCAAGGAATACAACCCCGTGATCACCGCCGCCGCTCTGAATCAGGCAAATGGCACGTTCCTCCTGAACATGGCGCTGAGGTCCTACGTGCGGGGGATCAGCCCCGAACATGGCTTCAACATCACCCCCAACGTCGTGCTCTGATGCTTCCCTCTGACCCTGGCTACATTCCTGCCGCCACTGATGAGCGGGTGCTGGCTTGTGAGTTCTACCGGCAGCTGCTCGGCATGAACACAGACCCCTACGCATCGCATAGCCGTGACCCTGGGCTAATCGAGGTGGTAGAGGAGTTCGCGATGAGCAAGGCCTCCACAGACTGACCACAGATACAGCCGC